AATTGTTCATCTTTAGGCAAAAAAACCATGCCTTGTTGCATCCGACCTTGGATTGCTCTAGCTCGCGCCTCCTTATCTCTACGACCTGTTTTGAGGTCTTTGAAATATGCTTCATATAACCCTCGTTCACGAACACGCTTCTCGAGGAACGGTCCGAGGGCCATCTCAATATGACCTTTCTCAATACCTATGATTGATGGTTTCCAAACCTCATATAGGTCTAGTATCTGTTCTACTAGTTCAAAGCCATCAAACCGACCACGAACCATATCAACCACATACATCTCATCCTTCTCACTCACACCTACAACAATACCTACGGTGTAGTCATTCCTATCGTTCTTACCAATCGCCAAATCCCATGCGCAGTAGAACTTCATGCGGTCGTGATCAATATCTTCTCGATCATAGTACTGAATCATGCTTCTGGTGAAATAGTCACCATCATCAGCCACTGGGTTTTGTTGGTACAGTGCTGACCAGTCTCGCGGCCCAACCGCTTTTTCAATTCTTCTTAGAGCTTCTTCGTTATACCGTTCACGGTGTAATGCTTCTCCTTGGCTACGGAACTCTTCGTCAACTTCTGCGACTGCTGGGTAGTTAACAACTTCCCATTGTTCTCCATTATCAGCTGCTGCTTTAAGTAGCCGTCCAGCAAGATCATCGTCATGCCAGCGAGTGAGAATAACGAGTATGCCACCACCAGGAGCAAGGCGGGTATACGCCGTCGAGGTATACCAGTCCCAAGTACTTTCTCTAGCATTTGATGATTCAGCATCGTCACGGTTCTTTACCGGATCGTCGATAACGAGGATATGAGCCCCTTTACCAGTAATACCACCGCCCACACCAGCAGCAACAAAACCACCCCCACTAGTTGTAAGCCATGCTTCAGCTGACTGCGACTGTGGATCAAGGCGGGTTTTGAAAGCTGATTTAAAACCTTCTTCACGTAAGAGCCCACGGACTTTACGACTGAACGCCATTGCGAGCGAACCCGAGTAACTACAGCTGATAAATTCGTGTTCTGGATTTCTACCCAAGTGCCAAGCTGGGAATGCCACTGATGCAAGCGTGCTTTTACCATGTCTGGGTGGCATAAAGAGCATAAGTCTTGGAGACTTTTTTTCAGCGACATCTCTTGAAAATTCCTCTAATCGTTTACATATATCTTTGTGTACCCAACCTGCTTGGTAATCAGGGTTAAACCGTTCTACAAAGGGTAATAATCTTTTCCTTGTTAAGAACCGTAAAGCAAGTTCCGCGCGCGCTTTCTCTTCTAATGTTTCTTCCTTCGTGGGCTCCGGTTCGGGAGCCGTGGGCTGCGGTTCTTGCTCCGCGATGTCCGCTTTGCAGTAAACACAGAGTCGATCATCTCCTGAATAAAGGGTTTCAGGGTGCGTCGCTTTACAGCGTATGCATTCGACCTTGTTAACTTCTGTCATATATTAATAGGACTTTGCCTTCGGCTTAGCTTTAGCCTTTTTCTTCGGCTTAGCTTTAGCCTTCTTCTTAGCAGCGTTAGCCTTCTTTAACCTTGCAACTTGAGCTGCAGCTTGCTTTTCGCTGTGTGGAAATTCAGTGCTTCTACCCATAATTAATCACTCTTTGGTTCTAAATAGTTAATATCTTTACCTGCAATCTTCAACAGGTCCTCATCAGACATGCGTTCTAGCTGTTTCGTACCATTAATATTAATATTTACTTGCGTTGCATTTTCAGGTGCAGCCAAACCGTGCAGTTTGACTAGGGAATCGGTGGTATTTTTCATTTCGGTGGCGTTAGCGGAGGAGTTATAGGCTTCCATGTACATAAGATGGGCGTTTTGGTTGGTAAACTTCACCGTTTCACGCATTTCTTCTCGATAATAGTCGAGCGCTTTCTGTACACCTTCTACTTTTGCAGCGGCATAAGCTGCCTGGGGGGAAGAGTACCCCGCACCACGACCCGCGGCGGCTGTACTCATACCTGAAGCCATGAGCGTGACCAGTTTTTCTTGCTGCATGGTCAGTGATCCACGGCTTATGCCCATATACGGCATATGCGATTGGAACTCAGTATGCTCACTGACTAGATCAGTGAACGGTGTTGCTAGCTGTGTCTGTGCCATTGGTGTCTTCGTCATAATCCAGATACACAAAAGTAGGCGCGCCATCAAATTCTGTTGATGTCACCTCTTTTATCCAATCTTCAGCGCGTTCTTTCGTATAACCATGATCCATAAGAATTTCAACGGCTTTATCATAGTCATAAGCAAGCACTTCGCGCGTTCCACGAACTGTTGTTCCAATAATAGCGGCGTCTAAACCGTCAATCGCAACTACTTCTACTTGATGCATGGTACATATTAGCGTTACTAATAACTAATCACAAGAAAAATCGTTAATTGTCTTTACCCACCAGTAAAACATGTCTTCTGGAAGGGTGTGTTTCATCAAATTAATACGATATGCCACTAGTTGGACATTTTCGAAGGAGTAACTCTTGGTATTACTAATACGGTCTATTGACGCATTGAAGTCTTTCCTTCCTGACCCATCTTTATGATGCGTTAAGAACACACCTGACACGGCGCATCGTCCTTTTTGCAGCTCCCACATGCGCGGGAGATCAGCGTTCACGAGTTCCCAACTATGGTCCTGGGCTCGTGCTCCGCGCTTCACGGCTGATTTAGCGTTAATAAAGAGGGCGTTTAGATAAGATTCGTAGCTAGCGGATTCTTTCTTCTGGCGTTCGTGTGTACGACAGTTGGCGCATTCTTTTCGACCGTCGTCTATATTTACTTGGTTCTCGTCCCTTTTACATTTTATACAAACACGCAGTTCCGTCATGGCTAGGGAGATTAGCACAGCTAATATTTTTTTGTATATTTTTTTGTAAATTTTTTTTTGAAAAGTACGTCTATATCACTCATGGACTATCTCCCCTGTTCGAAGATCACGACCCCCGTCCCCCGATTCGTAGACATGGAACCTTGTTTCCGTTTTTGGCTCTGGAACCTTGTCCGTTTTTGCCTTACGGCAAATCCGGTCGGAGTCATTGGTGAATCATTCAACTAAGAACTAAGGAGTTCATCATGAAGATTGCAAAGATAAGCAAGACCTCAAAGCTCAACAAGTTATGCAACGACCCACGAACCAAGAAAGTAGTTGCATTTACCAAGGCTAACTGGAAAGAAGTCTTAGGTGTTGTAGCTATAACGCTTCTACTAGAAGACATCGATACCGCAGCTGATATGGCCGAAGGCAGCTTTATTGTTGACGTATTAACCGCACGAGCTGCAGGAGTCATCTAATGTACAACTCTCACCTTTTCGCATGGTGCGTAGCCGCCTTCTTACTCAGTGCAGCAATCCCGTTCGCGGGATTCGCTTTAATCCCTATCTACATCGTCGTCGACAGACGTCGCCGCCGGGAGCACGCTCGTATTAATAAGCTCGCTACTAAATACGCATTTCAAGCACACAAAAACTGGAGTACTAAATCATGAAGACAGTAACTTTCAAGAACGTATGTTCGCCGAGCAACGACAAGTCAATCATCATCGGCACTAACAAGAAGAACCAGCGATGGTTCTTCGAAGTAGATTCACGCAAAGCCGCGATGCAAGTATGTAAAGGCATTATGCGCAAGAACGGCAAAGTCAGCCTCGCAGGCTGGAAACCGTACACCGTGTAACACGAACCACGGTACATGAAACCCGATCCGCTTCGCGCGCATCGGGTTTTTTTGTGACTTAATCATAGGAGATACAGTATGAACACATCTGAACAGTTCGAGAGGCACTTTAGCCCTCAGAAGTTCAAGGGCAGTGAACAACGTAAGGAGAAAGCCCATGAAAAAATGGAAAGGCATCCTATTCACAGCTATTTATGGTGGGTTGCTTACTTTACACGAGCAGGATACACGGTCCGCGCTTCACGATTCAAGGCTCACGACGCAGTGGCTCGTCGCCTGTGACCGGCTGTGCGCACTTGTGCACACTTGTGCAGGGTTCGTGTTCGAAAGGTGCACAGCGTAAGTCATTGATATATATGTCTTTTAATCAATCTGTGCGCGTTGTGCGCGTTGTGCAGGCTTTTTCAAGTTCGTTTTCACATGTAAACGCTTTATTGATTTTAAGTTCTAAATTGAACTTTGATTCAAAAAAAGGTGCACAGTGCGCACAGATCACTCTAGCCCCCGCCACTGTTAGCTTTCAGCAGTTTCAAAAGGTGCACAGATATGCGCACAGCCCCTGCACAGACCCCCTGTTAAGCGCACAGACTTGCAAAATCATTGACCCAAATGACAAAAAACCGCGGTTCATAGACCTCGATTCGCGTTTCACGCTCATCGGTCGGTTTTATTATTGAATGAGTTAATTCTGACTCATTTATTATTAGTTGTAGTATTATTATAAGAGAGGAGAATCTTATGCACGTCTTAAATCTAAACATTGAACGTTGGACTATGTTAGAACCAGAACATGTTCAAAACGAGTTAGATTTCAATAACTATGATCTAAGTACTACCTGCGACATTCTGCTAGAAACTAACCTAGATTCTAGCAAAAGCGAGACAGAATACCCTTGGGCTTATCATTTACCAAAAGCCGCTCGCTAAACCCGTAAGGCAGTACAACCAAGCCGATTCAATAACCATTTCATGGTTATTGGTCGGTTTTTTCTATGTCTTAGACAATATCGTCTTTGATTAATATTCATCCTAGGAGGATGCTATGAAAAACGTAACTTTTATCGACACCATAATCACTAACATGTCTAGCCACAAGAATCGTAATGGTGCAATAGCCAAGTTAGTAGATGAGCAAGACGCACCGTTAGCGGCGAACCGCATTGCAGCAGCGTGGGACGCGTTAGGTGAGGCTCGACAAACTGCAAGACTGGAATCTGTACGTACAGGTATCCCTGCTGAGCAGGCAGAAATAAAGCCTGAGCACTTCCCATCATTCGTGCAACAAGTCATGAACAACAGCTGTTGGGCAGCTCGCAGAGTTGCAAATTCTGGTAAGCGTAAAGATCTTGCAAATGGTTTGGACTTCTCTCAGTCGGTCGCAGAACAGGCTGGTAACATTGAGTCCGCGGCACTAAAAGACATTGAAGTAACCCTTATGGATGACTTCGCTGTCTTAAATGAGTTGCATTCTTGGCTTTGTAGTGAAATGAACTATCTCACTGACCTCGATCCATTATTCCTCTTCGCAGAGAAACAGTGCATTGACGAAGATCAGCAGATCTGGGAGCACACGCATATGTTAATGGACATAAACGATGTCTTTGCAGTGCTCGAGGAAAAATCACTTGAGCTAGCTGAGCAAAGTAAAGTCAAGAAAACGACTTTTGCAAAAACCCACGTTTTTGGTGCTAAAGCAAAGCCAAAAGCGAAAGCAAAAACTAAAGCGACTGGTAAGAAAGCCGCTTAATTAAAGGTCTCCTCTAGACCCCCACTCGATCAATCCAACATCTACTGTTTGGTCGGGTGGGTTTTTTTATGTCAACCATAGGCCGCGAACCGTGCGTCGTGCGTCGTACTTAAAACACAGCAGTAGGTGCGTCTTGCGTCGTAATCCGAGATTAACAGGAAGAGCGGCATGCCCCATGTAAAAGGAAAAACAACCATGTCCCATAACGCCCAACTGAAAACAATACATAACAACTTAGTTTTTAAAATTCTAATAGACCGTAACCGACAAGCAGTTGCAGATCTAGCAGGTATCCATATCAATACTGTTTCCCGCTTCCTTAATAAAGGGAATGTTGGATGGGGGGCAACCCTTGCTATTGCAAAAGCTGTCGACACACTAACCGAGGACCGCGAACCATGAACAACGAACAGATATCCCAAGCAATAAAATTTTATGCAACGTTTTCTGCTGCAAAACTATGTGCAGTATTTGCAACGACATTCACCTGGCTGGGCAAACGCTTCTCTGACTTAGAGATATGGCTAGTTGCCCACGCAACAAAATATCGGGAGTAATAACCATGAATACAATCCACGAACAAGACTTCCCTTTCAATGAACTTCGCAAACCTAATGGGGACTATTACGACAATAGAACTCAAATGGAACGCGCAGGGTTTGCTGTATCCCAAATGTGGTCTGTCACTGATGCAGAGGGTGATCACGGCGAAGAGTACCTCTGCTATGGACCCGTACAACACTACATCAACTTAATTGGGTACATTGCAACAG